ATTGTCGAGCGACTGGCCCAGTGCTGGCACCAGAAGTCCCTCAAGCCATTCTTCCACTCCTCCCGCACGTATAGCAAGTGGGCCAACGCGTTCTACACTGTCATCGAGCAGAGTCAGCTCATGCACGCGCCGGAATTCCACGGTCTTACGTACCACGGGTTTCTGAGCGACCTAGACAAGTGCATCGAGGAGGGAGTTGAGATCCAACGCTTTTCGAAGGCTGCGGATAAGAAGGATGTTGTTCTCAGCATTCTCTCCAAACTGCGTGTTGTGCGTGGCGAGTTCGTCACGCGCAAGGCCGCAAGCGAAGAGAGACGAGCACCGTTCTGCATGCTCGTTGCCGGTGGCTCACACGTTGGCAAGAGCAGCTTCACGCGGGTTTTCTTCGGCCATTTTGGTAAGATGTTCCATCTGCCAGTTGGTTCGGAGTACATATACCCACGAAGTTTTGCGGATCCATTTTGGAGCAACTTCCGGACACAAATGTGGGCCATACATTTGGACGATGTGGCCTACGTAAACCCGAACAAGGGCACAGAGGACCCGTCCCTGAACGAGATCCTACAGGTTTGCAACAACGTTGCGTGGTGCCCGCCACAGGCTGATCTGGCCGATAAAGGCAAAACGCCGCTCCGCGCCGAGTGCGTCATTGGTACGACCAACACAACGCATCTCAATGCCCAGTACTGGTTTTCGAACCCAGTTGCTGTGCGCCGCCGTTTCCCTTACGTGGCCACTATCAAGCCTAAGCGCGAGTATGCGCGGGATGATGCACCGGACATGTTGGACCCGTCGAAGGTCCCGATTCCTGATGCGGGTTCATACCCCGATATCTGGGTGATCCAGCTGCACAAGATCACTGTCCACACGGTCGATGACAACGGCACGCAGGATACGAAGATGACGCACATGAACACGTTCACGTGTATCTATGACTTCTTCGCCCTTATGTCGTGCATCATACGCGACTACAGACGCGAGCAAGGTCACGCTGCTGCCAACGACGCCAACATGATGTCGGTGAAGTTGTGCCCGATGTGTGATCTGCCACGCAACCACTGCATGTGTGCCATGCTCAACGCTGGCGAATGCACCGTGTCGCATCTTCCCCAAGGTCTCGGCGTGGCAGACATTCCCCCGGTGATCTCGCAAGGTCCCACGGTGGTGGAGAACATGTACTCTGGCGCTGCGGCGTCGGCTGCTGGCCTGGCTGCTTGGACGGTCTTTTCTCATGCCGATGATGTGGTGCAAGGTGTCAAGCAGCGTGTGAAGACATTCTCGCGGGAGTTCGCCGTCAAGTACGTCACTGATTTGGGATCTAATCTCATCCGTGATGTCTACAAGAACAAAGCGCTACGTATGGCCATCTTCGCCCTCGGCGCCATTGGTTCAGCGTACGCTGCTTACCGCGTGTACAAGCACCTGAAGGAGCCCGTTCCTCAGTCCAAGGAGTTGGGCATCAACAAGTTTGGTGTCACACCACCTGCGACTGGTGATGAGAAGGAGAACTACTACCACCAGAAGAACGACTACAGGGCAGACCTCGTTGTCACTGAACAGTCTAAATCGTGGAAGAACCTCGAGTGGACTGAGATCTGCAAGAAGTTCTCTAACAGCGTCGTGGCGATTCGCGCCTACCGCAAGGTTGGAGATGAGCTTAAGGCTCGTGAAGGCAGAGCAGTGTGCGTCGGCGGTCGGTTGTATGTGACTGCCAACCATGTCATCCCTGACACAGAGTGTGTACTAGAGGTTGTCCGTGAGCTACACGCCAACGGTCTCACCACCAATGTGCGTAGACGCCTTGATCCAGCCTCTGTTCTTCGCATGCCTGATAAGGAACTTGTGTTCTTCCAGCTCCTCGATTCGTTCGACTGCCGGGATATCACCAACTTCCTCAGCACTGCCGAGTTCAACACCACAAGCCCCGGGGCTCTCATCGGAAGGAACCTGAACGGGGAGGCGGATGTCATGCAGCTCAAGCACGTAAAGAATGTGGGTGTTTCGCAGGTCCAGCAGTTGCCAGGAGCACCTGACCTATGTCTGTGGAACTACACTACGCCACGTGATTCGCGCGTTGGCATGTGCGGTTCGCTTCTAGTTGTTCGTTCACCCACTGGGCCGGTCATCACAGGTCTCCATCTACTTGGTAACGGCGCAGCTTGCAGCAGCGTTGCCATCACTGCGGCGGACGTTACCGAAGCGCGCAAGCACTTCTTCCCGATCTTCTCGCCAGGAGCTCCGATGTTGGAGTCGATCGAGAGAACCGTGGGCCTCACACCCCTGCACGAGAAGAGTGTTTTCCGCTTCATCGGGCAGGGCCAGGGACGAGTTTTCGGGAAGCTAACTTTGCCCCACATTCAGTCCAAATCTTCGGTGTGTCCAACGATTTTCCGGGATGAGGCCGTTAAGCACGGTTTCGTTGTGGAAACGGGCGCCCCCGTCATGAAGGGAAAGAAGTTGTGGCGTCAAGCTGTGATGCCCATCGTGGAGCAAGAGTTCCTGTTCAAGGAAAGTGTCATCGAGAAATGTGCGAATGCCTATGTCGATGAGTGCTTTTCGCGCTTGTCCGAATCTGATCGTGCTGAGCTGAGCACACCTCTCAGTCTGATGGCGTCCATCAACGGCATTCCCGGAAGGAAGTACATTGATAGCGTCAACCGCTCGTCGAGTGCGGGATTTCCTTGGATGCGAACCAAGAAGGCACTGAGTCACAGTCTTCCTGCCGATGACATTTGGCAAAAGCCCATCATGTTCAACGAGGAGGTTCTCGCTCGAGCTGACGAGATGATGGAGCGGTACTTGGACAACACCTTGGCTGCACCAGTCTTCACAGCTCACGCGAAGGATGAGCCCCTCCCCTTTGCCAAAGTCGAGAGTGAGAAGACGCGCATCATGAACGGAGCACCTCTGGATTGGTCCCTCCTCGTGCGGATGGTTTTCCTGCCGATCGTCCGTGTCATCCAGAACAACAAGTTCACATTCGAGAGCATGCCTGGCGCTGTTGCCCAGAGCTCTGAGTGGGACGCCATCTACAAGTTCATCACGTACTTCGGTGAGGACAACATGGTGGCTGGTGACTATGGCAAATTCGACAAGAAGATGAGCGCCATCTTGATCTTGTGGGCGTTCTACGTTCTGATCAAGATTTCCGAGCGTTGCGGGGCGGATGCCCGAACGTGCAAGATCATGTGGGGCATTGCCTACGACATTGCTTGCTCGTTCTGCAACTTCAACGGTGATTTGGTGCAGTTCCTGGGTAGCAACCCATCGGGCCACCCATTGACGGTGATTCTCAACTGCATTGTCAACTGCCTGTACATGCGTTACTGCTACCACGAGCTGAACCCAGACAAGGAAGTTCTCACCTTCCGTGATTTCGTGCACTTGATCACGTATGGCGATGACAACGAGTTCGGAACCTCCAAGTCATGGTTCAACCACACCGCGATCTCGGATCTTCTAGGTAGCTTGGGTGTTGAGTACACCATGGCCGAGAAGACGGCCAAGTCTGTTCCGTTTCTCCATGTCAGCAAGACTTCTTTCCTCAAGAGAGGTTGGCGTTACGAACCGGAACTAGATGCTGTCGTGTGTCCGATCGTGCATGCTACGCTGGACAAGATGATGACCACGTGGGTACCTAGCACTACGCTATCGGCATTTGCGCAGGGTGAGGAAATCATCCGCAACGTCGGTGTCGAGTACTTTTGGTACGGGCGTGAGGTGTTCGAGGAGAAGCAGAAGGTCCTTCGAGCCATCTTTGCCGCCACTATTCCTGGTGAGTATGAGACCCCCGTCACCTTCCAAACTTGGGATTCCCTGATCCACAAATGGAAGATGTCGAGCGGCATCGAACCAGGCGCAGCAGAGGGCGAGGCCTCTGCAGGCGCCGAGTAATCGGCGCATTGGGCGTTCCTCCCACGTCCTAATCAAACCAAAGAGGAGGGGTAGCCGCGCGATCCTGCGGTTCTAGGGCACGAACCAGCACTGCGCGCAGCACCACCCCCACCATGCATCAATTGTGTGAACACACTGTCTCTGACAGACTTTCGTAAATCGTGTAGTCTTCGGACGTAAATCCGTACATCGATCGTAGTTTCACAAGATCGTGGTCCCGCTTTTTAGTGGGTGTCACAGGGGGGGCAAGCCCAACAAAGTGGGATGATGGGCACGGTGGCCCTATTCCCGAGAAAATCACCAAACAAACAAACAGAAAACCAAAACACACCCGCAATAAGAAGTCCGAGTAATCGGATGGATCTCTACCGCTTGCAATCTGAGGAACTTTCTATGAGCGACATCAACGTCCGCACACAGGAGAACCTTAAGTTTGTGGATTCTGGCTTAAGTGAGGTGCGCACAGCGCCATCACTAGGGCCGTTTCAACCAGATTCAGATGACGGCGCCCCACTAGCGTCTTTCCTGTCTCGACCTGTTCAGATCAACAGTTTCACGTGGACAGAGACGAACACTGCTATCAACCAGTTGACGTTCAACCCGTGGAACCTCTACTTCAATGATCCCGGTATCAAGAAGAAGTTGGACAACTATGCGCGAATTCGATGCAAGCTGCACTTGAAGTTCGTAGTGAATGCTTCGCCTTTCTACTACGGTCTCATGCGTGCATGCTATGCTCCCATGATCGGTCACGACACCTATGTCGGTGCTAATGACCAGATTAAATTCTCGCAGATGCCTGGTGTGTATCTCGAACCTGCTGCCATGACGACGGCTGAGCTTGAACTGCCGTTCTTCTACCCCAACGCATGGCTTGATGCCACGACAGGGGCAGAGTTCAATGAGATGGGTAGGATGACATACATGTTGTACTCCCGCCTTCGTTCGGCTAATGGCGTCGCCAATGCAAGTGTGCGCATCATCTGCTACGCTTGGGCTACAGATGTTGAGGTCGCCGGTTTGACTACTCTCCCTGCTCTGCAGTCAGATGAGTATGCCACTCCGGGCCCCATCAGTGGACCAGCTAGTGCGATTGCCGAGTTCGCTGGGTCGCTTAGTCAAGCGCCGGTGATAGGCAAACTGGCCACCGCCACTGAGATTGGAGCTAGAGCCGTTGGATCGCTCGCACGAGCCTTCGGTTTCAGCAATCCCCCAGTCATTAGTGACGTTATGCCTTATGCACCTAAAGCATTCCATAGTTTTAGCAGTGTGGACACCTCCGTCCCAGCTGACAAACTTTCCCTGGACCCCAAGAACGAAATCACTGTTGATAATTCGGTCACTGGGTATTCAGAGGAAGATCAGCTCGCTATATCCTCCATTGTTAAGCGAGAGAGCTTTGTACAAGGAACGCTATGGAACGGCACAGCAGCAGAGAACACAATATTGTGGTCGTGCCCCGTCACGCCCATGATTGTTGCTCAGAACACAGCTGGCGGTCAGACTACCGTCAATCACACCCCAGCATCGTACGTTGGGCGGGCCTTCAAGCAGTGGCGTGGGTCACTGACCTATCGTTTCAAGCTTGTCAAATCCAAGTACCACACTGGACGACTGATCATCACGTGGGATCCGGTCATCACCCCTGGTGTTGACTATGAAACCACAACTTTGACCAGAGTTGTTGATTTGCAGACTGAGGAGGAGGTGGTGCTCACCATTCCCTACAAATCTCAGCGAGCCTGGTGCACTACCGATTTCAGTGCCAACAACTATTCCAATGGTGCCGCGCCCACGTTCACGTTGCAGCAGCTAGCGCAGAACGGCATTCTGCAAGTGAGAGTCTTGACCACTCTAACAGGTCCCGCAGCAAGCTCGGAGATTGATATCCTTGCTTATATCAGCTGCGGTGATGACTTTTGCTTTGCAGTGCCAAATGAACTGCCAGTAGGCTTGAGCATGTACGCTTTGCAGTCGCAGGAGACTAGTGTTGGAGATGTCGTCTCTTCTGACTACATATCTGACGCTGTTTCTGGCGACCAAGCGAAACATCTTGAGCTTGTGACAGTTGGCGAGTCTGTGAAGTCGTTGCGAGCCTTGCTACATCGTTCGAGTCTTGCCGACGTGCAGCGTGTGGGTGATGAACGCGATGCAGCGGGCACGTACCACGATCTGCGGACCCGTTGGTGCACCAACTATTTCCCTCGTAGCCCGCTGGGGTATGGTTTCAATCCGAACTCCTACACGTGGGCGACGCGGCCGATAGCTACAGGGTTTGGTCCGTTTAACTTCGGACCACAGCATCCCCTAAACTGGTTCATGAATATGTATGCCGGTTACAGGGGGTCTGTAGTGCACCACTTCAATGTCGACGCCGTCGGTGCTGCACCTTTGTCCATCTCTACGGAGCGGGATGATCGCACGTGGGTCCTATTTCCGGACTACCAGGCACGCAATCGCTTCACCGTTTCCAAATCGACGGCTGCTGCGTCCACACTGTCTGAACTAGGGTCCGCCACCTATACTGCGGCTGGGGTCCGCGGTATTGGTCAGGGTCAGAGGGGGATGGCCCTGACTAACACGCTCACTCAAGCTGGCTTGTCGATTGTGCTTCCACAGTACTCGCAATTTCGCTTTTTGCCTTCGCTTGAAACAAATCGCGACTTCGTGCGCTCTTCGTTCTTCCCGATGAGCGTGCGGACGACAGTCAGCACTCGTTGTGGTGACACTACAAATAATGGTCCTTGGCCCATTTTGTATCACTACGTGGCTGCCGGCGTGGACTTCAGTCCAGTTTTCTTTGTGTGTGTTCCAACGCTTTATGCGTATACTGGGACAGCCATCGACAACTTTAAGCCGGTTTAGCATTTGCCGGGAACCCCACTCGCATCATTTCGCTTGTGGGACCACCCAGTCGACTTCATCATTTCGAAGATCCGACAAAAGAACCCAGCCAGGGGATACTGGTAAGACTAGCGTATCGTTCGTTAGCCGAGTCTCATCACTCGCTGTATATCTACATGTCTGCATAATTTCATTTCTGCATAGTATGGATTA